ATCAACTCACCCGATATGAAACGAAGGTGTTTGCCGCAGTTTTCAACGTGCGGTATTCCGCAGAGGTTGCAGTGGCTACAGCAGCAGCGCCCACGATTGTGTGGCCTGTTGCAGCCGTCACAGTGAATGTGTTTGGCCCGGTGTTAATCACAGCCCAGTCGAAAGATTGCCCGATGGTCAATGATGTCGCCAGATCAAGAACAGTTCCGGTTGGCAACGTACCAGCTACCGCCGCAGCAGTGGTGGAGGTGACAATACCACCCAGAATTGCCGCAGCAGTGAGAGCACCAGTTGCATTGAGCGCAACGGGTGCGGCCTGATACGCGGTGTACATCGTATCGAGCACCACAGCATCAGTGCCTACTTCGTAGAACACATTGGCAGATGCAAAGCTGTCAATGATGATCGTGGTGGCAGCTGTGAACGCGGATGATGTATATCGCCCGTTGTTAATCTCAACCAGGAAAATGTTTTGCGAAGGCTGATTGACGTAATCAAACACCTGATAAACCTTGCACTTTCCCTTTGTTGCAATGGCGATTTTCGCGCCAGCCGGAACGGAAATAGATTGCGTCCCGGTTTCGTAAATTACATTACTCATGTGTGTTTCTCCTTATGATTGACCGAAGATCAGAATACCCATCATTTCAGTATTCAATGGCGTTACACCAAAGAACACATCCCAGCGGAATTTGTATTTCTGCGTTTCCCCGTCAAGCCATTTTTGCATGACAAGCTCAATGCCGTTATCGGTTGAGCCGCGTTTTACTGCAACACCATAACCGCCTTCCAACGCCAAGCGTCCGGGCAGAATCTCCATGGCTTCGCCGTGCCAGAATGGATTCACATCAGCAGCAGCCACGTTCAAGAACACGATTGCAGCAGTTGCGGAACCAGTGGTGGTCACGTTCTGATATTGCAACTCGGAAGATGAACCTCCCTGTGCGGTTACACGGGGAGGTGTAATAACCATTGTGGTAGAGCTTGGAACACCAACTACCCGGTAAGTTTTCAGCTTGCCAGTGGAACGTTTGGTGATGTGGTGCACCTCAAAATCACCGGCGATTGTGAATGGATCGCCAGCAGCCACACCAGTGGTGGAACTTATGGTCAAAGTTTGGAAACGGTTATCGACGTTTGACTTCTGGCCAGTTGCTGCCGTTCTTGTTGCCATTGGCACATAGTACTGCCCGCCAGAAGCAAGTGTGTTGACTGTCAGTGAACCGCCGCCGCCAGCCGCAGCGATGCGGTTTGCATAATCCATCTCGTAGGTGTCAAAACCGTTCACTTTGCCAACGTACGCATCGGAATACGCTTTCTCGGACTTGTTGTTACCGAAAGAGCGTGACGCTTTTTGCAGGTCAGAGGCGAAGCCGTTGTTTGTCTCGGTAGACAGCAACAAATAACGCTCATTGGCTGCAATGCCAACACGGTTCATCATCGCCTTGCATTTGGAAACATCATCAAAGCCAGTTGCAGCGGTGGCAATTGGAACAACCATACTGCCGTAATTTGATGCAACGTCCATGCAGGCAATGTTGATATCACTTGCCAGCTTTTCTGCCGCAGCCATGCCCAGGCGGTTTTCTTGCAACGCATCACGCAACTCTTTTGCATCCATCAACGCAGTCGAGTGGCGTTGAATGTTGATACTGGAAGGCACGGTAAGCTGTGTTGCCAAATCGAAGTTACCAGTCGCATCGCTGCCCTCATAAGACCGCGCGATGTATGGCATTGGGCGGCGAATCGTATCATCTGCCCGAGCCATCTGAGTTTGCTCGGTACGTTTTTTCTTGATGATTTTCGATAAAACCGCCTGATCGTTATAGGCTTCGAGAATGTCATCGAAGGCGACAATTTCTTCCTTGCTAAAATCATTTGACATATTTATTATCCTTTGTTTTTCATTTCACGTTTGTATTTGTGCAACTTGGTATAGTCGCCCGTTTTGTCTGCTTCCTCGCGCAACTTGTCGAGGGTTTTTTGTGGACTTCCACCAATCGCCGTGCCCGAACTCACCTGTTTCTCAGGTGGAGGTGGCGCTTTTCGTGTTGTCTGTTTCATGCTTTCCTCAAGACGGACAATTGCCGCTGTGAATTTCACGGGGTTAGTGATTTCTTTTAGTTCATTGAGCTTTGATTCATTTGCACCAAGACCGTAAACAAACAAAGCGGGGTTTTTTGTTATATCAAGGATGATGCTTTGCTGCATTTCTGAAAGCATTGCTTGGACTTCATCCTGCTTTTCTTGGTAATCTGCAACCTTCAAGGCTTTTTTACCTTCCTCAAAACTGGCAACCACCTCACCCCACGCTTTTTCATCGGCCTCCTTCTTAGCCTTTGCAGCCTTTTCCGATTCTTCAACGGCTCGCTTTTCATCAACCCATTTCTGATACTCGGCATCAAAAGCGTTTTCGTCATAATCAAAATCAGCAAGCGTCGGCTTTTTTCTCAACGCTGGTTCTTTCGGTTTATTACGTTCCGCTTCTCGCTGCTCGAACTCCTTCAGCTTCTTTGCCTGTTCGCGGTTTTGCTTGCGCAATTCCTTGACCCAAGCGGGGGCATGCTCTTTTTCCTCGTCCTTCTTTTCTTCGCCAAAATGAACAACCAGTTCGCCCTCTTCCTCTTCCGGCGTTACTTCTCCTGCATCTACCTTTTCAGCTTCCGCAACTTCAGTAAACTCACCTTCAATAGTTTCAGGTTGTTGGTTTTCCAGTTCGTCGTTCGTTTGCTCACTCATCACTTACCCCTTTCGACTCACCAGCTTGGTTGGGCGTGGTGGATTGCCCTTCTTGACTCAGACCTTGAAGAGTCTGGATTAAATCTAAAACCTGCTGCTGCTTGCTTGCGTCGATACCGACCAGCATTTCAGCTACTTTTGTGCGCGTTTCTTCAACCTTCGCAGCGGTAAGCATGGTGTCAGCCTGTGCTTTCACGGCCTTGGCTGTCTCGTTCTGTGCTGCTGCCTTGAGATACTCTGCCTGTGGGTCTGGCTGTTGATTCGCCGCCGCTGCTTCGAGTTCTTTCTTCTCGTCCTCGGTTGGCGGAACGATGCCTTGCGATACCAGCTTTTTCCGGGCGTATGCGTTCAAATCGGATAGGCCTTCGCCTTCCATGTTCATCAAAATGAATTGACTGATAACAGAAGCGTTCTGCGGGTCTTTCTCAACCGCAGCCAATCCCATAAGCTCGCGCACCGAAGCCTGCCGCTTGCTTGACGAAGATGGCCCAACATCCACGGAAACATCGAATCTCGCCTGTGAAACATCGTTCTCGCGGAACTCGCCACCAGCATCATCAAGCATCGGGCGGTTAAGCTCTGCATACGAAGCATCGCCGCTTTCGGGGATGGTTTTCATTTTCCTGCCATCTTCGACGTACACATCCCGAGCCATGCCAAGCCATATTTCAGCGCAGCACTTAATCGCTTTGCCGAAGTTTGAAATGTAGATGTAGCTGCGACTATCCAATGCCTGCTGGGTAAGCTCTACAGCCCGGCCTGATACATTGCCAGCAGTCTGCTCACTGCCCGCCTGATCGCCCAGTATGTCCTTGCGGTCTTGGTCTGTCGTCATCAGCAAAGCAGACAAAGCCGGGGGGATCTGTGGTGAGCGCGTGTATTGTATTGGCGGTATTGACTCGTTGCCATTCTCGTCAATTGTTGGCTCAAGAAGAACGTATGGATAATTCTTAATGTTATCCTCAGACCACATCAAGCCATGCGGACCCACTTGCTTGGGTGTAAATATTGGCTTCTCAACGCTTGAAGATGCTGATATCTCAGCCAGACGTGAGCGCAAAAGATTGTCCAGCCTTGACTGGTCTTTGGCGTTGCGAACGATGCCCTTGAACCGCTCAATGTTGTCAACAAACCAGCGTTTTCCGTAGAACACGATAATCGGGATGCGATTGCCCGCGATGATTCCACAGTCTTCGAGAATTCCCGAACCGCTCATGATGTACTTGTGTATTTTCTTGCGCATTACTGTTTTCTGACGCGCTACTTTGTAGCCAGTCGCTTCAAGCTGTTGGCGTAATGTTTCGTCATCATCAATCTCGGCCTGTGTGTACGTTACTTCATCTTCTTTGCCGAGCAGTCCGCGATAAGTAACCAGCGTTTCTTTCTTGCCCTCTACCTTGTAATACTCAGCGATGTAAACAGTGCTGCCACAGTGCCAATCAAAACCCGTGTTCGAGTTGCTATTGGGCCATGTCGCCGGGTCTTCTTTGTACTCTTCAACAAACGCATCATAAGACATGCTAGACAGAACCCAGCACTCTTTTGCGTCGCGCTTATCCTGCTTCTTCGAGTCAACGTTAAAGAATACGCACTTGTCGGCATCGAAGATTGGCTCGAAAACAATGCGCTGCCGGTCGTCTTCGTCGTCCTCTTCATCTTCATATCGAGTTGTGAGACGCCATGCGCCCATGCCACCGTGCAAGCCTTCCTCGAAGGCATTATCTAACGCCTCGTCGCTTCCAGAGTCTTGTTCATCAGCTCGATAAAGACCGGCGCACAGGTCAGCCAGTTCGTCGTTTTCCTGCCCGTCTTTAGATGTAAAAATTGGCGCTATCCGGTTTTGCCGATAGTCATTCAGTACGCGATTTACTGCCGGCTCGATTTTGTTGAATTCAAACTTCGGGCGATTCTTAAAACGTTCACCGAGGTTGCCTTCCCACATTGCGCCTGGAATGGTAGCAAAGCGTCTGTCTGCCCTTGCCTGTTCGCGTTCGTCATAAGATGCTGTATAGGACTCGTTGAAGCTCTTAAGCGCCTGCTCGTGTGTGTCTCGTGATTTCTTTGAGTCGCTCATTACCATTTTCCAGCCATCGGCATAACAGTAACTTTTTGAGGCGCTTTAATCGCTCCGAAAGTACCAAAAGAAAGCACGAAAGCATCTGCCCTATCGGGAGACTTGCCAAACTCTTTCTTGTATTCCTTTTTTGACTGCATCAAGAGTAATCCATCTTGGTATTTGTACTTCACAGAACAGATTTGGCTTTTCAATTCGCCATCTTTATCAATACAGCAATTGCCCTCTTCCAGGTAATCCCTTGCGGCTCTCCAAATTTTTGCCCGGAGATTATAATCTTTGTCGTTCGACAGCCTTGATCCAGTATGGATTCCTGCTACAAATTCCTTGTATTTACTCCGCTTCAAAGAATCATAACAGCTAACCCCCGGACCATCAAGCTCTATCACAATAGCGCCAATTTGTGTATCACCTATTCGGGTTCTTCTTTCCAATTCTTCAATTACGCGATGAGCTAGGTCATGCCCATCTAGTTTTTTTGCAAACACTTGCTTGTCATTAAACCTGCCACGCCTGAAGTGTATTACTGATTCATCATCACCAAAGTGAGCAGCATCAACGCCGACAAACCAAGGGCCGTTAGCATCAACATCCGCAGGCCCCTTATTCTGAGCCGCTTGTATTAAATCGCCTTGAATCCATGCGTCTGAAGTTGAGGCGTTATAGTCAATATCCACTTCCTGAGCCAGGATTACAGGGTCTAAAGTGGCCTTTTGTTTGTCGTACCAATCTTGGTTTTTGCGCGGGTCATCGTGCCAGTGGAAAGTAAATATCTTGATTCTTCCGCTATGTCTTTTTCTGTAAAAAGCATTCCCGTTGCCGTTTGGAGTTGATATGTCTATTTTGCAGTTTGATGTCTGGGATAGAGCCGCATCAATTGAGTCCGGGTGCTCATAAAAGGCCGATTCGTCTTTAAAGTAAACAGATGTTCTGTTGCCCCTTCCGATATTATCGCCAGACTCGCCTACAATCGCACTCCCATTGTCTTGATTGAGTACGCGCATGTGTGGCGCATCGTATTTTGGCCGGAATTCTTTTGGCAGCAACTTTATAAATTCACGCGCCTTCCAAAAAAGGCTTTTAGGGTCGCCAATCTTGTCTACATACTCTTCCTTTCTCGATCCAAAGCCAATTACAACGCCATCATAAAACAACCACATCCAGACAGCGATACTCACACACAACCAAGACACGCCCATATCCCTTGACTTTTCAGCCAGGCCATCTTCGCGCCCTCTCCATCGATCAACAACCCAGCTTACAAATTCTGCTTGCTTTTCAAAAAGAAGAAACGGAACAACAGTTTCTACGCCAATTTCCGCATTGCGCGGATCAAACGTACAGCCCCAATCATTTATAAAATCAACCGGATTTTCTTTATAGAATTCTTTGAGCTTAAGAAGTATTTCAGGGTTTTCGCGGAGATTCTTAAGACGTTCGGCACGTTTTTGCCAAACCACAGAGTAATCAGGGTTGAGAAAGTCAAACTCAACCATCAATTAGTTTTTTATAAGCGTCAGCAGGGGACAACGTTGTATTCATTTCAATCGCGCCACCGTTCGCGCCAGTGTGCTCTTTCTTGTCAGCCAGACCCAAGTCACGCGCAATAATGTTTGGATTGAGCAGGCCAGCAGCAGCGCCGGAGAACTTCTGCTGATAGATAATTCGCTCAGCCCGTGTAATGATTCCGGTAAAATCTTTACGTTTTTTGTATTCGGCCCATGTATCGTCATCAATATCAAGGAATAAACACAAGCCTTGAATTGTCATCGCCCGAATTTTCGTGACGCAATCATGAGTAATCACGCCCTGAAACGCAAACGCCTGGTCTTCAAACAGCGGATTCGCTTCAACCCAATCGAAGTATTCAACGCACGCATCCCAAAGCACATCAGGCGTACTGAATAGCTTATCACGCCCGTGTTTCGTGCGTGCTCTCCAATACTGATTTCCCTTTGGTGCAGCCACTTAAAAAACCCTCGGCAAATTATCCACACAATGCGAATCAAAAGTCTTTCCGCAGCATTTGCAGGTTTTAAGGATTTTATTGTATTGAATAATTCCAGAGCTCATAACAATCGGAGGCCTATCATTCATTGATAGGTATTCACAATCAAACTCATGTAATCCCAAAAAACATTTGATTTTCCGAATTAACAGAGAAACGAGTCCGAAATCCATGAATTAGCAACCCTTCCGTTTCTTGTCGCCTGGCTTCTTGCCGGGCATTTCTTTCTTCATTGGCTTTTTCATAACATTCCCTTTGAATTCAACAACTTGCAATCTAGCCAGTGAGTGCAGCAAGGTTTCCCGTTGCTTTGTGCCCTGTAACTTTGCGCAAGTGTTTGATTTACTTATCATTCATGATATCAGCGCAGCCTGTTATTTTCAAGAGTTTTATCCCCCATCGGAGCTACCCCGTTTCATTTGTTGCAAAGTTACGGGCAAACCGTTAATATTACTCATCGACTCAGCAAACACAACGGAGCAAGCAAAATGAACGCACAGCAGCCAAATGCAAATTTAGAATCACTTGAGCAAACTGCCAAACTACTTGGGGTGCCTGTTGACGCAGTTGAATTCGCCGCTGGTTCGTGCGCCCGTGAATTGGTGAGACTGTTTGGAAGTACAGAAGAGGCAATAAAAGCCCTGAAAGACGACCTCGAAAAAGATGGTGAGACACTTAAAGCCGTTGTCTCCTACCGAAAAAGAAAGCATAAATTCATGTGTATCAACTTTTACAAAAACATTGAACAAGTCGAAAAAATGGTTTACGACATGCTTAAAAATCCATTAACAGGGGAACAAAAATGAAAAAAGAACACCGCGACTACGCCATTGGATTTGCTGTTGACGTGATTGCAATCTACGCAATCATTCTGATGTGCGTCTATTTCTTCTTCGGCAAGTCTGCCATGCTCTGGACAATCGGCGGTTTGACATGCGCTGTGATCTGGTTTCTGTGGGCTTTCAAGCCTTGGCGGAATAAAGAGTAAAACCACCTGAATGGGTGATATTCATATCACGGTTTATCCGTTAATATGTAGTCACTGAATCACAAAACGAAGGGGAAACAAAATGAATACAGAAAT